GTAAGACTCTTTTTATCATCGTGTAATGATATCATTACTGGATCATAAGCAATCTTTGTTTGTATATTTTTCTTTTGATTGTATCTATTCAGTGTTTCTACCTGCGGAGTAAACTTAGGTAGAGAAGCAGTTTTTGCTAACAACCCAATTTCATTTAACCCAAGACCACTTGCTGACATAAATCCCGGCAGGAATGACTTAGCTGCTGGATTCAATACAAAGTTAACATGGTATAGAAAAGCAACCTTAGGTGCTAGTTCCATGTTGTTATCTACAAACAGTCGATTGCCATGCTCATACGCAGACAAATTGCCTTTAGGTCCGTAGTAACTATCGTTAGTTTTTAAGTAAGGTGAAAACTTATATCCCATATAAATATTTATCCATAAAAAAAGGGGGTATAAAACCCCCTTCTATTAAAAAGTTAATTACTGTTAGTTTGTGCCGACACCAGTACTTAGTGTACCGGTTGTTCTTTCTACAGCAGCACCAACGCCTGCGCCTTGCGGTGACTGAACAGCGTTGTCGTAACGTATGTCTAAGCTAATTGTCATCGCATCAGATGTTGAATAGCTTAGCTGGTTATAGTTAGCGCTGTTTAGATAACAGCCAACCAAGTCAAACGTCTCAAGTACTGTTGGCTCATGAATACCGTTGCCACCATCGAGTATTTCGATCTTAGCGGCAAATTTGTAATCTAAGCCGGACGCAGCACTTGCTTGCTCGTAAAAGTCGAACTGCTTCTGAAGCTGTTCGCCTACTAGTAACTGAACGTTGTTATTAACATCTTCACGTAAGTTGATGCTAATGTTTTGCCATTCGTGCTTACCAGCTAGGTACACTTTACTGTTGTAAGTATCAAGTGTAATTTGCTCAAAGCTCACGGTTGGGCGGGTTACGTCAATAACCTGCTTTGTAAGTTCAGTAGTAGGAGTACTGATCCCGAAGTTAATAAATGAAACTCGGAATCGGTACTGTAACTTCGGCATTAACAGTGCCTGGTTGTTTGCGCTTTGATTGTTCGAAAGCGGCACTGTCATTTTACTAAGTGTACCTACTGGCATATTAATTGCTCCTCATTATAACTATATTTAGCCGTTTTATAGATTTGCTATCTCACCAGTGTTCTTAATGCGCAATGGAATGTAAATAAATTCAATTGCCTTAACTGGTTCAATCGCAATATCAATGTATAGCTCGTTACGATCAATTCTAGATGGTGTGTTGTTAGTTTCGTCACACACAACTAGGAAGTCGTAAAGTGCTCTGTTACCTACTAGTTCTAGCAATAAGCTCTCAGTAGCCGCTTTAATCTCGTCTCTTGTGATCTTATCGTTTGGCTCAAATAGGTATGGCTTAGATAGTTTCTTTAATTGCTTTCTCATGTAAATTACTAGTCTAGCAACGTTAATACGATCTAACGCACTAGCATTTCTTGAACGTGTCTTCTGTCCGAACGCAACTAGTCCAGAGCCACTAATAAACGTAATTGGATTAATTGCGTTTTCGTATAGTGTGTCTCTTTGACCATTGTTAAGCGTTGTAGCAACAAATTCACCTTCGTTGTTGATGTAACCTGTAGACGAAGCATTACTAATACCGCCTCTACGTGTGCCAGCTGGCGCAAACCATGGGAACGATACTTGGTCGCTAAGTGCGATAGTACGTAGCATCATGTGGCTTGGTGGTACAACAACGTCGTTGCCAAAGTTATCACTGGAGAATCCACTTGGGTAGTAAACACCCATGTATTCGTCTCTGCTTACAATACCGAACTCATCGTCTTGCGGTGAGTTAGCACTGTTAAGTGCGTAACCTTGTAGTGAAGGTGTATCTGGTTGTAGTCTAAACGGAGTATCAGCAACAATAAATGCTGTTAAGTCTCTGTCAAAGTTTAAAGTAATAAGCTCGTTGTTTAGTTCTGTGTAACCAGGCGCTGCTAAGAGGTTAAAGTCTAAGCTTTCGTTATCTCTAATAGCATCGTTATTGTTAACAGCAGCTTGTAGAGCAGTAACAATTACTTTACGCTGTGCGAAGCGACCGAAGTTGCCAGCGCCGTTTTCTTTGTTAGCGCTGTCAGTAACCCAACGGTGTGGGTAGTAATCTTCCATGTCTTCGCTGTTGTAGCGATCGTTGTCGTCGTTGAGATCAATGTAGTTCATCTCAAAACGTCTAACGTTGTAACCGCTACGGCGTAGGTTCCATAGTAGCATTCCCTTAGGGTATAGTGCTGGATCCGGAGCATCTGGGTCTAGGAAGTCGGACGCAAGCAGTTCTTTAATAGTGCCGCTTGGAGCAACTGTGGCTGTACCACCGGAAGTACCGTAACGAGCATCGTCGAATAGTACGCCGTCTTCAGTGCTTTGATCAGTAATATCTCTTGGGCTGCCCCACTTAGCGTCAAGTGGTCCAGGAATTGTACTGTCGTAAACATATATTAGTGGATAGTTATCAAGGTCTGCTGTGCTAACCCAAATGTCACCGTCTACAAGTGCGCTACCATCGCTCTGTGTTTCAGGCATGGAGAATCTTACTTGCGGACCATTTGGATCAGTGTTAGTAAACACGTTACCGTAACCTCTCCAGTCAGCACCGTCGTGGTACATGATGTCAACTTCGTCAATAACATTGCTAAACCATTTCTGTCCTTGCGCTGCTATAGCGTTTGGAGCATCAACAGACGCAGTGTATGTTAGTGAGCGCCAGTTAGTAGCTTGGAACTGCTTAGGGCTTGTAGAAGCGTTAGTACCGTCTACATAGTCAAGGTTTGCCATGCTTACTGGGTTAGTAGCATCGTATGGTAAGAAGCCAATTGTTGTTAGCATACCATCAGTATCAACAAACTTGATTTCACCGCCTAGTGCGTGTGTAATCTTAATCTGGAATAGATCAGTTACTTCAGCACTTACGCTAGTAATGTTTGCTGCGTTAATAGCGTTAGCAATAGCGTCAGCGTCTGCGCTCTTACTACCAGTAGTAGTAACACTAATGCTAGCAGGTGTTTGGTAAGTTTCGCTGTTCTTAACTGTAGCAGTCATAGTAAAGCCAAAAGTACCTGCGCCTGGGCTAGTAGTGCTAATAGCATCTGTAGTAATAACAGTAGCGCCGGAAACAACTCTCTGATAAATCTTAAAGTTTGCCACTGCTGGGGACGCAGCATCAACATTTACTTTAGCATAGTTTACGCCAACAGCAATGTTTGCACCGCCGCCTGTAGGATCAAGTGCTTTAATAATTTCTGCGTTATTATTGTATGCTAGTGTTTCTTGCTTGTCCCATATTAGTGTAGAACTGTTCCAGAACTTTAAGGAAACATTCATACCTGTATTTGGCGTAGAAGTCTTTAGCCATACACTACCAGTTGGACGTGAGTATGTGTCTGTGGACTTAAACTCAGGAACAGATACGTGTCTTGAAACTTGAAGTGCTGGTGGGTAATAAGTACCAGCAGTTAGGCCCATCTGTGTAAGCTTAGTGGTATCACCGCCGAGTATTACAGGACCAGCTAGTGTACTGTCGTCTGCGCCGCTAGCAGTGCCGTCGCTGTAAATTTCTAAGTAACCGTCAACGTTTGCTGCTGTAACGCCTTGAATAGCAAGTGTGTTAATGTTACTAGCAATCTGTGTCACTGATTCTTGATCAACTGCCAGTACAGTGCCGTTAATTTCAATGTTAGCAGAACCAGCTACTAGTGTTGGGTTAGCAGCACTAGACTTAATTGTAGCCCAGCTTGCTTGCCAAGCGTTAGTGCCAACTTCAACCCAAGTACCGCTTGTGTTCTTGTACCAGTATCTTACAACGTTTGTTAATGTAACAACAGCATAAGAACCAATAGCACCGATAGATCCTTTTGGTGTGTAGTCAGCGCCGTCAAAGTCAACAACTTGAGTCTGCTTGTAAATGTTTAGTGGAACTTTGTTGCTAAATGTTTGACCGTTTTCGATGGTCTTAGCTGCGCCGTTCCATTGTTGTATACCAAACAATGTATCTTCAACGTCTAACCAAGCAGTATTATTTGGAGGAAACGCATCAGGTGCTTCTTCAGTCGGTGCTAGCTCGGCCATGTCAGCATCAGCTCTTACTACGTAAGCACGATTGCTTACGCCTAAGTATGAGTATGCTGCCTGTAGTCCGTACTCGTTAAGTTCACCAGCGTGAATTGCGTTATTGTTTTCGTCGGTTTCAAAAATTGGATCACCGAAGAAATCAGCTAATTCTCTCTGAGAACTGATTAAGTATGCTTTGCCAGCGTTAGCTGATGTAGTGCCTTGCGCAATACCTGTTCCAGCTGCGTTTGCTTTGTTTTCACGAGTCGCAACGAATATCATTGGAATGGTGCCAGGTTCGGCCGGTGTGTAAAAACTCTCGTCTATTACTTGGACCTGAACGCCTGGTGAAACTAATCCTGCCATGTTTTTCCTCTCCTAAGTGGGTATAATGTATTTATACTTTGAGAAAGAAAAACTTCTAGATCATCATGGTTTTATGCTGTCTATCAATTGTTTAAGTTTAGTTTTTAATTCAGCAATGGAGCTATTGTTATCTAATACGTAGTCGGCACAATCTTTAGTTAAGCTCATAGACGACGCATCTTCGGGAGGTAAGTGTGCTGATCGATCTACCCAAATACAAAAATCATATGTATTGTCAGCTTTCATTTTACGCCATTCTCGAATATTTCGAAGACCGCAGTATATATCGTATTGTTTAAAGATTTCAGATCCAAGTAACCCCGGATCTTCAAGATTGTAGTCTGAGATCATATTATACCATTCAGCACGTCTGTTATGTCTATCCGCATAACACTCTTCAGCTGTGGTATACCCGTATTTGTCTTTTAGGTCGTTGTATATAAAATGATCAGCACAAAACTGACTCGAAGAAATAAAGTTATAATTGTATTCATCTCTTAGCATTTCGCAGACAGTGTCTTTGCCGTGTCTGCCGTGGCCAATGACTAATAATTTTAATTTGCTCATGCTTATAATATACTATATTAGAGTGAGAAAGTCAACATCTTATTCCAAAAAACCATAGATCGATTCTTGCGAACCAACGTCCTTTGTTTTTTCCAAAACCAATACGTAGCATACGATTATTTTTATCAAGTGCGATATAAGTCATATTTTATTTTAACAAATTATAATTATTTGTCAACCAATAGTAAAGCCGTAACCGTATCCGCCGGTTACTTGTGTAGAAACTTCCTTCTCAAGCTTTTCCATATCAGCAGTTGCTTCTGCTTTTAGCTGACTACCGTTAAGACTTGTACCGCCTTGTGGACCAGCAATAGTAGCAAACTTTTCTCTTGCTTCGCCTAGCATATACTTTGCCGCAGCAACAGAATAATCTTTGATCCATTGCTGTGCTTGATAGTCTGACAATAATTCTTCGTCTGGACGATAGTTATAGCACATAAGCAATAGTTTTTCTTGTGTTCTAGGACGCTGTAGTATTGTTAGTTTTTTAGTACTAGAGTTCCATTTAAATTCAATAAAGGAACCAAACATACGGCCAACAAGTTCTTGGTACTGAGTAAAGAAATTGTAGGTTGCTAAGCCGCCCATATTCGATCCGCTCATTAGGTATGTATTTGTGTATGCCATATTAAACGGCTCAAACATAGACCCGCCGTCGCCACCGCCGCTTCGTGAACCAATACTACGTCTAAAGATTTGACGAACTTCAATAATCTCGTTAGGTAGTATATACTCGTTTTGATCCTGCACTGTTGGCATGAAGTGATAGGCTTCTTCGACACTGTTGTCAGAACGTTGTCTAAACTTACTAAACGCTTTATTCAAAGCAGTTTCGTAATGAATAGGATCTAACTCAATGTCGATCATTCCGCCACCTAATAAGGTGTGAACGTAATCATATATCTCTTGTCTTGTAGTAGCAGCCATTAGTGTGTCTCCAATGTATTTATACAATAATAAATACAGTATAAAGGAGAGAGCCAATTCCTCGTCTATCATTATACAAACCTGAAAAAGGTCCTGACTACGAATTCTTAGACAAACAGATCTTTGAGATGTTTAGCGTCGGCGGTGTTGATATGCATCTGCATAAACTTTTAGGCACCGAGTTAACCGATGAGCAAGTAGCCAACGGTGAAACAGACCTTACGCCAACGTCTATTCAAGACATGTTGTTCTTGGAAAATCGTGACCGACGTTACGATAAAGATGTTTACACGATTCGTTGTGTATACAATGTTAGCGACTTAGATTTTGATCTAAGTCAGTTTGGCATGTTCCTTACTAACGACACTCTAATGTTAACTGTACACATTCGAAGTACAGTTAAAACTTTAGACAGAAAAATTATCAACGGTGATGTAATTGAATTGCCAGCGCTGCGTGATGAGTATGCGCTAAACGATTCTAATTATGCTCTTAAAAAATATTACGTTGTTGAAGACGTTACAAGAGCGTCGCAGGGTTTTACACAAACTTGGTACCCGCACTTGTACAGACTCAAGCTAAAAAGAATTACAGATAGTCAAGAATACAAAGATATTCTGTCAATTGAAAACGACGACTGTACTACAGTAGGCGACGGTAACTCTGTTTACGATACAGAAATTGTTATTAACAATGCTATTGTTGAAGAAGCAGAACTAAATGCTGCGCTTAGCGGTTACGATACTGCGCACTTCTTTACAGTACAAACAGACGATAGTGGTAA